ATCAGTTTCGGGATTTCTTTCCAGCTCCTTCAGTACCTGTATCCATGTTTCATCTGCCATGTGATTTTCTGCTCCTTTTTCGATACTTTTATTATACCATAAATTATTAAGACTGTACACTTTTGAAAAGTGCGTGTTTATGCGAAAAATTCAGTATTTAAAGCGGTGTTAGATTGCCCCAAATGATAACATTTAGTAACAATTTAGAAACACGCTTTTAAAGCGGTCATGCCCGTTTTTTAGCACTTCTGCAAATACTGACTTGATGCAAAACCTTCCTGACCATTATACACAATCAGCAGCCATTTGACACCCCCTGATGTAGTGTAATAACCATAGCACTGACACTTTGCACCTTTCGGCATAGCTGTAATCTTTGCTTTGCCTGTTCCTGCACCTGTCCGAATATTCAGCCCATCAGATGCGGTGACTTTATAAGTACCTGCAAGAGATTTATTAAATGACTGTGCATAGTCCACCTTCTTTGAAGATGTTCCGGCAGAGGTGGAAGAACTACCTGAACTTCCCTTTGACACATAATCAGAGTGGACAAAGCCATACTTCCCGTTGTACTTGATATAATACCAAGTCGAACCGTCACTTGCCTTGATCGAGTCGCACACGTCAACTTTTGCGCCTTTCTTCAACGGACTAAAAGAACACTGTGCATTTTCTGTTCCCGCCCATACTCTAACGTTCAGTTCTGACGCTGTGACTGTGCCTGTCCACTTTGTAGACTTGTTCGGTGCGCCGGAACTGGAAGAGCCGCCAGTATTTCCGCTTGATGTGGATGAACTGGACGTTGTGCCGCTTGTTCCGTACTTCGGTCTTGCATAACCTCTGATATTTCCGTTTCCGACTTTCAGGGTACGCCTTGCAACGGCTTCACCTTTATTTCCTTCAATGCAGGTAATCGTATTGCCGGAAACCGACTCAACATACCCGATATGATCGCTATATCCGTCATTCGGCTGTGTGCCATCATCCCAGTTATACAAGATAATGTCACCCGGCTTTGGTGTAATCGTACCGTCTTCAATCCAAATACCCTTGTTTTTGAAGATTTTGACGTGCTGTTCACAACCGCACTCTGTACCGATCAGGTCAACCGCCCTTGCTTTGATTGCGGCGGCAGAAACCGTTGTGTCACACCATTCATCATCATACTGGACAGCGTACCCACGGGCAAGCGGCTTGTGGCTGTTATACAGATCAATGATCTGCTTATATTTCCCGTTGGCTTCACTGTAACCGAGCCATGACCGCATTACGTTCAAAACGTCCTGTGCCGTTACTCCCATAATTGCATCACCCTTTCCGTCATACTGTGTGAGGTTGTACTGTTCAACCAGTTTCATATTGTTTTCAACATACTCTGAACTTGTGGCATATCCGTCAGCCTTAATTGTTTCAAGATATGTACGGGGGTCTGTAATTCCCTTCAAGTTCTGATACCGGGATAACTGGATAAATTCAAAATATCCCTTTACCCCTTCTTCCATATTGTCATATACCCGGAAATTGTCTTTGATCGTGGTCAATGTTCCCGGCTCATATTCTTCCTGTGTGGTGAGGTTCACACTTTTCCCTGTCCACTTTGTGCCGCATTTCAAACCAAAATAGTTGTGATAGGTGGCGGCAAGTTTTGACTTGCCCCACCCACTTTCTAAGATTGCCTGTGCAATGATCGGACTGTGAACCAAAATCCCATAAGAAGCAGCATACTTCTTCACGTATGCTGCAATCTTTTCAATAAATTCCTGATTTGTCATTTTATTTTCCTTTCTTCGGTTCAGTGTAAGTCAACGCCTGTTCACTGTCAGAAACACCTTCGGTTGTCGGGTCATTGACAACACCTAAGATCACCAAAACAGAGAACGCCGCATTGACCACATCAAGCAGCCTGTTCCCCAGATCACCCAGATCAAGGGTAAACCCGAACACGGCAGCGATCACCTGTATCAGCAGAAGCACCGCCGGGATGAACGTCAGCCAAAAGTTTTTATTCTTAATCCTTACCTGCCAGTTGATATTTTTCATGATATTTCTTCCCCTTTCTTCTTCAAATGAAGTTCGTCAATCTCTCTTTTCATTTTGGTTATCATTCCGTTACCGCCTAAAGTGTGATATGCTTCATACATTTCACAGAAATTTTCATAGGCGTAAGAAGGAATATGACCAACCGCCGTATACTTATCGTGATATTCGATAAGTTGGACACGCAACAGCAGCATGGTTCCCCGGCTATTGGCGTCACGGTCTTTTTTCTGATTTTTCAGCAGCCACACTACATAGCCCATTAACGCAGTCAGAATGATAGGAAGGGCGACTGTGTAAGTCTGCATTAGAAACTGTTCCACTGTCTGATACATCCTTTCCGGCACAAAAATAACCGCTTGTGACCTCATATAACAGTCATATAGCGGTTAAATCTGTGCCTGTGATATTTCCTTGTTACTCTGCTAAATCGCCACAATCAAGGTCAATCAGAACATTTTTCACCTGTTCTTTAATCCTTGCGGGAACATCTGCAAAGTCTTTCTTCCCCTTGATGATAAGGGTTGCATAAACAACTGCCATTTCTTCCACATCCTTCCTAAACAGAATTTTTATGATAATCTGAAATAGCATCAGTTATCACCTTCTAAAATTTCCTGTACCTCTGCTTTCAGTTTGTCCGGTACATCTTCCAAAGTTTTATAGCCTTTACGGATAAGGTCAGCATAAACTTTTGCCATGAGATCACCCCCCCTTATATCATCAGTTCATAGACTTCACACAATGCAAGCTGTGTATCTGTCATTTGCTGTTCCAGTGCCGCATTATGTTCAGCCTGTAGTTTGATGTACTCGTCCTTGTCATATTCAACAAGATCAAATTCATACCCGGTAAATCCCGGCTGATCTTCCGTGTCCGGCTCATTGACCGGGGTAATGTTTGAAGCAACGAAAACCTTTGTTTCTGTCAGTTCCAGTTCTAACGGTTTAACGGTACTTCTCTGTGTTCCATAATCAATCATGCTGCCTTCTGTCCTTTCTTTGATTTTGGTTTTATGTTGTGTATATAATATTCATCCGCATAAGGTAACAGCGGAACAACATACTTTTGTTGAAGTCTGAACGAGTCGCAATGTTTTAGCCATCCCATATAGCTATTGATACAACACCATTCAGAATAGTTCATCATATTACCCTTTTCCACTTTTCGCCTGATCGCCGTCAGCTTTCTTTTCATATCTTCACAGGTTGATTTCCTCAACAGAGAATAATTCAAGAAAGTCCGATACCCCAGAAAATCAACCCCTCTGATGTATGACGGGAATATCTGCCAGTTCCCTTTTATGTTCAACCTTAGTTCATTTCTGAAATATGTTTCAATCTCTTTTCGCAGTTCATGAAGTTCTTCTTTAGTACGTGCGAAAATAACAATATCATCCATATAGCGGAAATAATACTTGACGTGCTTCTGTTCTTTTATCCAATGGTCAAAACTGGAAAGGTAATAATTTCCAGAATACTGTGATAAATAATTCCCTATCGGTATGCCTGTGTTCGGGTCAATATCTTCTTCCAACAGGTAAATAGCCGTCAAGTCCTCAATCTCTGCTGTTTTGATACTGTCAATGATTTCATTCAATAACCAAAGCAGATCAGTGTCATTGAACATCCGGGCATATTTCTGTTTCAACAGATCATGATTTACAGATTGATAATAGTGTCGGGCGTCCAGTTTTAGACAGTATTTACAATTCTCTGTGTCATTCCACATAGCACGTTGTAGCTTAAACAGAGCCTTGTGAATACCTCTCTTTGGTATCGCTGAATAGGTATCATCTGTCAGATTGTTGATAATACAAGGCTCAATCACCTGTAAAATCGCCCATTGACAAATACGGTCAGGATAATAGGGCAGTTTGTAGATCGTCCGTTCCTTCTTCCCCTCTTTCTTCGTGAAAACCTCATATTCAGAAGTATGATACGTGCGGTTGATTAACATTTCCTGTATCTGGTGCAAGTAATAATCAGGATTTTCGTCAATCATCTTTACTTCTTTGTACCACCCTTTGCCTTTCTTAGCGTTCCTGTGCGCTTTCCTTAAATTCTCCATGTCATAGACTTTTTCATATAAATGGTCATAACGCTTCATTCCTTTGGTATATTGCAAAACCGAGTTTCAGTCAGCACGTAAAACGCACCCGGTAAACACGGCTGACAATCCCTCTCTTTTTTATTCGTTTAAGAGTAAGACGGCATTACTTTTCAGCTTGTCTTGCGCCGTCTATTCTACTGTTCTGCCAAGTGGCAAGGTTGAAAAGTTCCCACAAATTAAGTCAGCCGGACAGTTACCCGGCTGACTGTGCAATTTACTAAGTGACCCCTGATATTCCGATTACGATTACCTACACTGTTATTCAAATTCCAATAGAAACTGCCTGCATTAGTACCATTATTCCAATTACTGCCTAATTGAGCGATAATTTTTTTCATGTGATCTTCATTACAGGCTGTAACAAAATATCAGTAAACTTTCAACCTTTGTTCAATCTATAGACTATGCTGCCATCTGTTCTTCCCATGAAGCAATAGCAGCATTATAAGCGTCACTGTCTTTTGTGGGTATATATACCAAGCGACCCCCGATATTCCGATAACGATCACCCACACCGCCATCCAAAGTCCAATAGAAACCGCCCGCATTAGTACCATAATACCAACTACCGCCCAATAGAGCGATACGGTAACCATTCAGGTTCTGGGTGATATAGGTATAATCACCAACCGGAAGGGAACTGTCACCAAGGCATTCAGAAGCCATAAACAGCCAATCACAAGTGGTTGAATAACCCATAGCGGAAATATAACCTGCTGCATTGGTCACCGTGAACCCGGCAGGCTCATAGTTATCACTGTTCTTACTCTCTGCAAAATTGAAGTCATTGCAGATATACGGCTGACCGCCGCCCATCTTTCCATTGCCCCAGATATTGACACCATAGACAAACTTCCAGATGTTCCCCCAGAAGTTTTCTTTCCCTCTCCAACAGATAGAAGTCTTTCCGTTGGCTGTCTCATTTGTGGTTGTGCCGCCTTTTTCATTAGTGGTCTGTGCTGCCTGTCCTGTGCCGTTTCCAAGGCTTGCCGTACTTCCAGTGAGGGAAGAACAGTTATAAGCACTGTTGTCAGAAATAGAGACAACACCGTTTGCAATCGCTGTCTGGAAATTCATAGTTGCAAGTTCAATCACCATTAATAACTGTTCAGCGGAAACCTGCTTGATAAGATCACCATGCCAGTTTGAACCCCTGTTCTGTGCCATAGTCTCAACGTTCGGTCTTGTAAGCTGCTGTGTCAGACCAGATGCAGGTTTTACCCCGGCAATGGAACAGAACTTGTCAGCAGATACCGTCATGACCTGTTCGTCATTCATGAGGTATGCACCTGCCCCACTGTCTCCACCGTCTGCATCCCAGATACTTCCTTCGTATGCGCCAGTCAGATAATAGTCAATTTCATTCCCATTTGCATCATAAAAAGCAGGATGCAGACGGAAACCTGCCCTTGCTTTCTCCGATACATAGTAATTTGCTTTTCGCAGATGATAACCTATCCCGGTATCAATCGGGTCATATACGACAGGGCAAACCAGATAATAGAACTTTGGCTGATACACCATGACCTGCCCCATGCTGCCATCTTCTGTATAATCTTCATCACCGTACCAAGCCACAATAGTACCATCATCCGCAACGTTGCATTTTCTTCTGCCGCCGTACATGGAAAAGGCGTCAAAGTCTGCCCCGGCTGTCAAATTGACCGCCCCGGCTATTCTGGTAAAGGTCTTGTTTTTATAGTCCACCTGCACACCAAGAATATCATCATCCGTCAAACCAAGGTATGCTCGCAGATCGGCAACCCCGGCAAGAATTTCCTGACTGTTGAAGTTCTCCCCACGCAATTCTTCAAGGTTGGATGCGGCAGAAGTATTTTCAGCATCCAAAGACTGCAATACTGAACGGGCAGTTGAAACAGAACCATCAAGGTTCGTTTTCGCTGTATTTGCCTGTGAGATCACATCTGACAAAGAGGTCTTAATATCGTCAGCATCATCAATTACACCCTGTAACTGGGTCTTAGTCGTATTAGCGTTATTGATCGCAGTCTCAAGATTAGACTTTGCTGTTGCCGCCGTTTGGTTCGTGGAGTCCAATGTGCCCTTGATTGCGTTGGCGTTTGAAATTGCCGTTTCCAAATTAGACTTTGCCGTTGAAGCACTGGAAATTGTATCTTCCAGATTTTCCCTTGCTGTATCAGCGTTTGACTTCGCTGTGTTTGCGTTTTTGGTTGCAGTCTCAACCGCTGTCTTTGTAGTGTTCGCCGTAGACGTAGATTTTTCAAGGCTCGTCTTTGCCGTGTTCGCTGCGCTTGTAGCTTTCTCCAAATTGGACTTCGCTGTGTTCGCTGTTGAAGTCGCTGCCACCAGATCAGCAGTAGCCTGTTCTGCCGCTTTCACCTTTGCGTCAAAACTGTCCACTTTACTTTCCACTTCATCCTTTGCGGCAATGACTTCATCTTTCAAAGCCTGATAAGACTCATTATCATCATTGACCTTTTCCAGTGCATTGATGATTGAAGACCGCACTTCTTCACCATATACGGCGTTTTGTATCTGACTGATATAGGTTGAAATATTCGCCATTACTCCCCACCCTCTTTCTGTCCTGTTTCACCTTTGGCTGTCTCTTCCTGCTGACTCATGCGGTTCATATCAGAAATTAATTCAAGATTTTTCTGGTTGCGAACCTGTGACAGCAGATCAAGAACGATACCTTCCATCAGGTACGCCGGAAGGTTCGTTTTTTCCTGAATTTGACCAAAAGCATCAAACATCATGCCTTTGGTATTTTCGATCATAACCGATAACGGTACATTCTTTACATTGTCCATCTTTCATCATCCTTTTCTTATTGGTATTAGAATTTCTTCATGCGGTGCTTCTTTCTCTGTCTGTGAACCTTTGTTTAGCTTTGCACAAAACACTTTCTTTTCCAGTAAGGTATACGGGTCTTTCCATGTTGACCGCTTTTCTGTATTCCCCGATAATTCCTGAATAGCTTTAATCAGATAGAATACAAATTTCAGAGTCTTGATGGACAAATGACCGTCCTTTTCTTCCTTGACCAGTTCCGGGGCAAATTCCTGTAACTGCTGTGCGATAATCCCAACCGCTTCATGTTCTCCTGTCTGCACCCAGTCAAATTCTTTTAATTCAATATTGTTCAGTAATTCAAGGGCATGAACTGAACAATCCTGAATGTTCTTTTTCATTCTTGCATCTGACTGATTAAGAATATCCCAGTTGTGCATATCAATATTTGAATAAATATCAACAGCAACATTGTTAAATATTTTAAAGGTCTTATTCTGACCGTTGATCTCAACAGCAGATGTATTACTTGTATTTGACCACGACATAGAGCCGCCACGTACACCACACCCGCCATTTGACCAATCAACAATTTGAACATCATCTGCAACGTACAAATTCCCATTTGAATAAGTAGCACAGTTGAAATGTAACCCCTTTTTACTGTTTCCGTGGGCTTTATGATAATAGATCAGCTTTACATTATATAGTCCGCTGCTTGTGTCTTTCGCAGCCCAACACATATATGAACTGTTATATTCAAGGTCAAACACCAATCCCCTGAAACTATCTTCACCGCTGAAACTGTTGGTTCCGATTTTTCCAATCGTAGAACCTTTATAGTAGAACCAACTTCCTGAATAGGTCAGTGACATCAGTTTTTTGTCTGATGTATCATAAATGTTCAGTGCGGAACTCTCAAACTGAATATATTTACTGTTCCCGTTCCACGCCAGACGCACATAGTACGCATTTTGTGAAATCTTTGTTCCCAGTTCAGAACTGTTCAATTTCTTCTTTACTTCTGAACTGATTGCGTCAGTTGTGACCTTGATCTGTGCCGTTGTTGAGTAGTTTTTCAGTTTACCATCAACATACTGTTCAGCCGTTTCCTTTGCAGACAAAAGAACCGAGTCTTCCAGTGTCCTGATACTCGTTTCAATCTGACTTTTGGTGTAGTAATTTTTCAGTTTATCATCCGTGTAGTCCTCTGCATCCTGCCTTGCCGCTTCTTCCGCATCCGCAATTTCTTTTGTCACAGATGTTTTATAGGTAATATCCAGTTTATCGCCGGAAATGGAATTTGCGGCGATCCGCTGACCTACAATCTGACCGTCCATTGTGATCGCCGTGGCATAAGTACCATTATACCCGGTTGAGGAATACCCCAATCCATTCAAATTCCACCGCCACACCTTAGTAGCCGTATTCACGTCATTGGTGTCCATAATCAACTGTTCATTTGCAGTTGTGACCACATGACCATGTGTAGCCGCCGTAATTAGGGCAGTCGCCTGATCTACCGCCTGTTGTACAATCGCAGACGGTACAGGGATAGTTTCAATGACCTTCTGGAAAGAAGACTGTGCTTCACTCGTTTTGGAAGTCAGACTGATCTTGACTGTTGTTCCAAGCTGAAACGTGTTGGATGAAGGCTTGTCCAGATGAATAGTCATTTTGGATAACGGGAATTGCCTGTCTAACCCATGCGGCGAACTATGAACGGGAACCATATCATAAAGTTTAAACTGTTCAATCTGCTCATCCGTATAGTGAAGGTCAACCGCCTTTACATCAATGACCATGCTTTCAAACTGTTCATCTGTCAGCCATTTTCTTCCTTTAGAAAGCAGCATTTCCGGCGTGGTCACATCATCCCAAGTGACTGTTTTTACAATAAAGCCGTATTTTTTCACAGCTTCGGCATTTTCGATATAATCCAGATCATTGTTGACACTCTTGATTGTCAGCCGTTCTTCCAGTGCGGCAATTTCACTTTCTTGCAGCCTTGCACCCAAAGGAATGACCGCTGTTGCAATATCCGTCATATCGACTTCACGGGCACAATCAAGCAGGTTTTCACCAAACTGTATAGATTGACTGCATAGGTTGTCAAATTCCGCTATATAGTCTATATAACGGTGTCCGTTATGGTTTCTCACACGGATATAGCCGCCCAGATCATCAATCAAGTCTTCCTTGATTTCTTTCCACGTACTGTTGTAGTTCGTGTATCGGTACAGGCTGTCATTTGTGTCTGTCACCGTCACAATTCCAACTTCAAACTGTCGGCTTTCATCCACCTGTGAATTATGAATTTCAATCAGCGTTTCCAAATATCCCCTGACTGTCATATTGTGATATTCAGCGGGTCTTTGTATGCTGTCATTCAAATAGGCAAGTTGCCCTTCACATTCAATGTTCTTCCTGTTATAAAAATCCACCGTGTCCGTTGTCGGTCTGCCCGCAAAAATCAATTCATCATCATGGTATATCTCTATACATGACCGCATCTTTTTCGGCAAATCATATTGTGGGTGAGTCGGCGGCATTTTGAAAGAAAAAGAACCTGCCGTGTTGACCTCTAATGTAGCCTGTGGGTCTAACAAAACAAGTTCTTCGTCTCTCAAATCATGGATAGGAAGTCCATCACAAAGTACACGATACATTACAATGAACCCCCTTTATATTCAATCTTTACTGTTCCTGTACCTTTCAGTATTACATTGTTATCACCTTCCTGTAATCGAATATCGTACACGGTTGTTGTACCCTTTGGTAAGTTATAGGTCATGCCGTCAAACGTCACGGTCATAGCCGCTGAACAGGTGAATGTTGGAGAAACCACTTTTCTTCTGTTCAGCAGGTTCACCGTCTTTGTACCAGAAACCGTTACTTCATTGACGTGGATAACACCATTGACAAAGCTGAATGCATCCCACATCCACGGCATACCTGCACCGTTGACTTCAATCTTGAATGGTTCAACGTCACATTCCACCACAATAGTAGCAAGACGCCGATCACTCTTAAACTCGTTCACCGTACACCGCCCGTAATAATAAAAGGTCTTGTCTGCATCAAGAATGATCTGCATTTTACGACCATGAAGATAGTTCGTCAGTTTTGACAAGGCGTCTGACCAATACAGAAGCCCGTTCAGGACAACAAAGGTCAGCTTAATTGTACGGTTCTCAAAGGTTACTTCATCCACAAGGCTTTCTGTCAGGTCAATCGCCCCGTTTCTTCCCGTGACTTCCACCTTTTCCGTCTTTGGTTTCGGAAGGGATAAATCTTTTTCTTTCAAGATCAGACCAAAATCATCATAGCTGTGTTTCGTTCCAAACTGTACACCATCTAACATTAAGATTTACCCCCTCTCTCTTTCTTACGCATCAGTTCCCCCAGTGCTTCATCCATCTTAGGGGCAAGTTTTCCCACAAGCGTACCATCTTCAAGGACAACCGCCATATTCAGCATATCAAGCACCTTCGGGAAAAACGCATCAAGCAACGCAATCAGCAGATCAAACCTGTCAAGCAATCCGGCATTTTCCACCGCCACAGCTTGCCTTATCATGTTCAGCATGGTGTCCTTGCCAATCATCACTTCGTCACCCGCTTCACCTGCACCCTTCGCTGTACCCGTTGCCGGGTTCACATCAAACAGAGTCGGCTTAGTGAACATATACGGTTCATCCATAGCCTTTTTATACCATGACACTGAAAAGTGTGGTATTGACGGCGGGTTCAGACTAAACTTACCTGAAATACTGAAATGCGGTAATTTGATTTTCGGCAGCGACCAAGAGAAGTTGAAGAAACCCTTGATCTTATTTATTGCATTGCTGACAATGCTTTTTGCGCTTTCAAAAATGCTGCTGAACTTACTCTTAATTCCATTCAGTACATTTGACACCGTGTTCTTTGCGGCGTTCAGCCCACTGGATATTGTGGATTTTACACCGTTGACCACGCCGCTGACCGTGGATTTTATGCCATTCCAAACACTACTGAACACAGATTTGATACTGTTCAGAATACTTGAAATCGTTGACTTGATCGCATTGAACACACTACTGATTACTGACTTGATCGCATTAATCACAGAAGTAACCACCGATTTGATAGCGTTCCACACAGTGCTTATTGTGTTCCTGATCGTGTTCATCACGGTTGTTACGGTTGAACTGATAGCGTTCCAGACTGTTGTAATGACTGTCTTGATCGCATTGACAACCGTTGTCACAACTGTTTTGATTGCGTTCCAGATTGTAGTGAATGTGTTCTTTAGCCCTTCCAATATCGGAGACAGGAACGTAACAATAGCGTTCCAGACCGTAGAAATAACTGTCTGGATTGCCGTCAATGCATTTGACACCGTTGACTTGATTGTTTCCCATGCCGCAAAGATAAATTCCTTGCAGTTCTCCCAGATAAACCGCCACGGAAGGGTAATCAGCTCAAAAGCGGTTGTGATGATCTCCACAATGAACATGATTGCCACCTGCACCACATTCTTGATTGTCTCCCAGATGGTTGACAGGATATCTTTTACAGTGGTGAAAATTGTGGTGATCGTTGTCTTTATTGCTTCAAACTTTTCTGATATGACGGTCTTAATGGTTTCAATAACCGTTGATATAGTTTCTTTTATGGTGTTCCACACGGAACTGACTGTTTCCACAAGCCCCGTAAAGAACCCCTTGATTGCTTCAATTACTGTACTAAAGGCGTTCTTGATTGCTTCCCATATCTGAATAACAGCATTACGAAAATCTTCATTTGTGTTCCATAGGGTAATAACGGCAGCCACTAATCCGGCTATTATTGTGATAATTAACATAATGGGATTAGCGTTCATAGCAGCGTTTAATAGCCACTGTGCAACTGTCGCACCCTCATTTGCCGTTTTATATGCCGTCCAAGCTGTCGTTACTGCACTAATCAGACTTGATATAGCCATTGACGCCTTTAAAGTTACAAATCCAGTCACTACCCCGGCAATCAACGGCGACCAATCTTTGAAGGTCTGTATGATCTCCGGCATATGTGAAGAAAGTTCCTGAACTCCCGTTGCCATCTTCTTTACAAGATCAACAGCAAGCGGAAGGACATTCTGACCAAGAGCCGCCTGAAAATCCGTCCAAGCCTGTTTTAAGTTGCCTGTCTGGTTCGTCCATGTGTCGGACTCCCTTGACGCTTGACCCATTGCGCCAGATAGTTTATTTGCATCTTCAACCATCTGTAACAAGGTCAACTGCTTCTGTGCTTCTGACAAATCCTGAAACGATTTTCCATATAGCCTGTTTGCCGCTTCATTCCTTGTGATCTCTGTACAGGACAGACCAAGGGCGGCGTCATTTTCATAGTTTCCTTTCAAGAATGACTGTAAACTCTCTGTCGTATCTTCCAGTGAACGGTCATAGAACGCTGCACTGTCGGCAACTGCCACCATTGCCCGATCTGCCAGACTCAAAGCGTCAGACGTGTCAAGACCTGTGGTTTTCGCAAATGCAGCAATCTGTGTATAACTGCCCTTCATACGGTTTTCAGCAATCCCGGTATTATCGGCAATCGTCTGTAAAGACTTGCTTGCCTGACTCTCCATATCACCAAAAACCTGTGAGAACTGGGAAGACGCCGCATTTGCATCAGACGCCGCATCAATACAGGAAAGACCAAAATCTTTGATCTTATCAACTGCAAAATACGTTGCCACAGCAGTACCGATCTTTTTAAATGCGCTGCTGATTTTATTTTCTGACTGACTCGCTTTATCGGTTGTATCGTCTATTGCTTCATTAGCGTCAGCGTTCTGAATAGCAATCGTACCGAATAGTTTAAATAATTCCATTCAAATTATTTCACCCCTTTCAGTTTTCAGGAATGAATGAATTTATCATGGACATTGACTCACTGATTGTTGTTTCAATTTCCTGTTTAGACATTCCCTGTTGCGGTTTCATGGACTCCTTAAAGTCTGAAAATGACTTATCAAATACTTTTGCAAGAAAATACTGCCACTCTTTTTCTTCTTCTTCGATTTCCCAAAGCGTACTGACAAATTCTGATAAGTCACCTGCCGGGATTATCTGGTCAAGCAAAAGAAAAGGACTTGCATATCTGTGAAATAGCAAGTCCATAAACTTTAATTCACCTATTTGAGAAATCTTGAAACAACCTTCATAAAACCCACGAACTCCTTTGACTGGAACGTGTCCACCAACATTTCAAAGAATACGTCCATAGGCAAGGAACCAACTTCATCAGCAGTCATTCCGGCAAGCCCGCCAAGGAAACCAAAAATTTCCTGTTCTGCCGCTTCGAGATTTTCAAGAATGACGTCCACGATTTTCAGTACCACAGCAACACCAACGGTTTCTGCAATACTATCCACCGTTGCGTTTTCTTCTTCCGAAACGCTTTCAGTGATCGCTTTGATTTCTTCCGGGTTAAATGCTTTTCCAATATCCTTTAACCCGATCTTGCGGATGATCTTCACCATAGGGAAGACGTCTTTCGCACATAACGCCCGTAATGTGTACGGTTTCTGTTCAGTCGGTTCAGTCACCTGTTCATTCTGTCCAAGCCATGCGGCAGCCTGTTCCGCTGCATTTGCGGTTTCATTTGCACCTGCGATCATTTCATTCATTACGTTGGTCATACTCATTTCAAAATCCTCACTTTCTCATATAGGTCTTATTTACTTGTTCTTTTTCTCCTGCCCGTTGTTTTCGGGGCATCTTCGGCAGCATCTTTCTGATCTGCTTCGGTATCGGCGTCTTCTGCCTGTTCCTTTTTATCAGCTTCAGACTTCTTCGGTTCAGCCGCATCAGCCACAAGTTCAATGAAGTTCCCCACCTTCAGAACTTCATTGATACGGTCAACGTTCATTTCCAGTTCATCCCCTGCTTTATGCAGTTTCCCGGTATGTTTATCCTTAAATTCTGTTCTTACTTTTACCTTCATAGCTTGCTATTCCCCTTTCTGGTTACGCTGTCGGTGTAGGATAATAAATCTTATACGGCAGCGTTGTCAGATCACCCGTGATCTCCTGACTGCAACGGAATGTATATTTTCCAACGCCCGCTTCTTTGTTCTTGCCCTCAATCGACAGCCCGGACGTACACAGAGCGTTATCCATAATAACAATGATCGGCTGACCTGTGAGCGTCTTACCCACAAAGGCGATATTCTCCCAGTAATCCCCTTCTTCAATCATGCTTTTGGACTCGATCACGCTATACCCCGTAACATCACTTGATCCAGACCGTCCGATCACGGACGCTTTGATAATATCCGGCGTCAGTTCAACAAAGTTCACTTCCATTGTTGCGGTTTCACCCTGTTTCACATCCAGTTCTTTCACCGCAACTAACGCACCGTCTACTTCAACCTGTGTCACTTCCGGCACGATCTCAAATTTACTACCGCCAGACGTTGCACCTACAAGAGACTCCGCAAAGTTCCACACATTTTCTGTAAATCTCAACCCCCTGTGGATTGTTCCCGCACCAAACGGGATATTGCCGGGGGTTTTTTCTGTTATGCCGCTTGACTTAAATTCAGAACCTAAAGTTTCAGCCATGTTTATACCACCTTCCATAATTTGATACTAAGATTAATCTGTATCTTATAAAGTTCTTCTTCCCCAGTAGGGATATAGGAAGAATTTCCATAAAAAATAGCGACCACTGAACCACTGTCCAGAGCCGCCACTTTTCCACCTATTGCCGGAAACGTTGCTTCAATCTTTGCCCTCATTTTTTCCAGTTCACACCGGGCATTGTTTCCACGGTAGAACCCAGTCAAAATAAAGGACTTATCTTCTTCCCCGCTTTCATTATCCGGCTCAAATTCACTGTATTCACCAACAAAATAGGGATAGGTGATTTTCTGTGTCCATTCCAGAAATTCATAAGGAACACCCGCATCTTCTAACGCTTTATTGATAAATCCAAGAACTTCTTCCACATCAATCACCGCCCTATCTTATCAGTCAATATCTGTCCGAACCGCTTTATCAGCTTTGTCTTCAATGACTTGAACGCATTATCTAACGGTCTGTTCGGTGTCTTACCGTTGGTCTTATAGAACTTCTTCCCGTTCTTTCCGTAGACAATGACAACCTTCCCGTTGTACGTTGGTTTTTTGCTCCCGGTGTAAGTATCAACGGGAACATACCACGCACCTTTACGCCCGTTTCCTTTCAGAGCATATTCACCCGTTCCAAATTCTTCCCAGATCGCATTTTCAAGGTTACTTCCAATCTGACATTCCCCGGCAGACTCATTGACTTTATATTCATAACTTCCTTTGGTCTGTCCGGTATCAGTCCGGGAATTTCTGACAGTCCGGGCTTGTATCTCCCCACCTGCTTCATGCAGAAATGCGGAAATTGAGCTGTCTATTGCCGCTTTTACCTGTACCCTGTTATCTTCAAACTGTATTGACATATCACTGACCCCCTATAAACCTTAAATAGATTTCAAGATGTTCATTTAGGTTCATTGGATTGTCAATCAGCAGAATTTCATACACCATACCATCAATGACCATTCTTGCATTGTCGCTTGTAATATCAACAATTTCTTCCTGTTCATCCTTGTCGATCACGCCAGTAAGGAAATTAAACGGGTTCCATACCCATTTAGCAGACAGGGCTTTCAGGTTCGTAAAATCACACAGAAAATAATGTGTGCTTTCCTGCACCTTTGTATTAAAAGTCGTATGCTTTGAGTCGCCAGTGTTCAAGTCCAACCATCCCAAAATAGAAGTACAGTCCGTCCACTTTGCTTCATACGCTCCTATACCGTTTTTAGCCCCTTTATCCTTTACCTGCAATAACGCCCATTTGTTCCCGCCAATGCTCATATAATCAAAATCTCGCCTTTATATAAGGCTTCAAGAAACCAAGCAGGGCAACAGGATAACCCATGACCTGATTATTTTTGTCCTGATCGTAATAACTCACGCTGTGCCTTGACAGGGTTTCAGATTTTATTCCTACCTTCTGCCTGTTCTTGACTTCCCATTTCAGCAGATCAAGCACCCCTGCCTTAATATCAGCGGGGTACTCAATCTTTGTCACCAGATTATACGGGTACTTATACAGATCACTGTCTACACGGATGAAATCATCACCGATTTCTGTAATCACATACAGCCCATCATTTACCTGTGACTGCGACACCTGAACAGTGTCACCCTTTTTCAGAAAGTCAGATGTTCCAAACAGACGGTTGCCAAGACTTTCAGCGTGAAATCTCACATAGCGGTTTTGGAAGTTGTTATTGGTGTATGATCTGATTGACAGTTCAACAGCGTTCAGTTTTGCGGCAATTACCTTTTCATTCTGTCCAACAAATTCAGGTAACTCCATCACTTCATCAACTGCAATAATCATCAGATCACACCGCCTTTCTTACGCTGTCGGTGTAGCTGCCGCATCTGCCGCACAGTAGGACTTAATCAGACCCATCTTGACATTTTTGGTATTGTACTTTAACGCCCAGTTTGTCACTGTCGCAAGTTCCGCTTTTGTCGGCGACTCTTTAGCGATATTATCCACCGCCAGAGAAAGACCGTTCGGATGCAGGACTTTACCCTGTTTCGTGTAGAACTTCTCAACACCTGCGGAAGTCTCTGGGTCATAATCCGTTGTGTACTGATTTTCATAGTTGTTCTTGTCACAGGACAGAAAAGCACCTTCCCCAAACAGATAGGTCAGATAAGTGCTACCGTTCTTTGTGTAGTTATCCGTCACAAGTACGTGTTTCCCTGCGATAGTCGGCAGTGTGATTTCTTTTGTAATTACACCATTTACAGTAAACTTATCATAGTCCACCATGTTCAGCTTCTTATAGTCCTTGTAGATCATGGAGTGCATCACGATCAGCCCCAGACCGTCAGCCATATCCCCAAGGGCTGCCTGTTCCAGATCGTAAATAGTACCTTCATCACACGCTTTCTCTTCCGTTGCCAGATCAAGCACATGACTGGACAGGGCAGATACACCGAGAACTGCCGCTGCAATGTTCATCAGTTCGATCTCCCACACCTGTGCGTAATATCCGGCGATCTTGTTTCTGATAAGCGTCATAGGGTCAGCCCCGGTCAGTTCCTTTGTGAAGTCCTTTGCCTTAAATGCTTTCATTCTCTGAATGAGCATACAGGTCTGCTTATCCCCACTGATCTCAACCGGGGTATTGTTTGTCAGACCGTCATTGTTTAACGGCTCCATGCCGCTTTCATTTGCGTCAAGCGGTTTGTAGATCGGGATTGTCGCCACGTTTCCCTTTTCACCGATCAAGTCCATAATGGAAGAGTCCTGCTGCACAATGCCGGACGCAATGATTGGAGTTTTCCAATAATCGGCTTCCTGCATCATCCCGGTAAACACTTCTTCGTCAAACTCAAAGCCGCCAAAATTACCAGTTCTTGCCATAATTATTCACCTTTTAACCTTTCTTCTTAGTGTTTTGATAATGTTTTAAACAGTTCCGGGTTCTCCTGTTTCAGTTTCAGACGTTCGGCATATCCCATTGCCGCAAACTGTTCTTTGGTAACGGTCTTGTCCTTTTCTCCACCCGGCAGATTGTTTTCAAGGATTTTCTTATTACCGTTACCAGTGCCGCCCTTATCATTCGGGTTGTTGGATGAACCGAACATAGCAGGGTGCTGTGTTTTCAGATCAGCGATCAGATCAGACTCACCCTTGATCTTTCCATCCGTATCAAGTTTGATCTCACCCTTTTCTTTTGCCTTGAACACCAGATAATCCACATCAACAGCCCCGGCAGCTACCAACGCAAACTTCAAAGCGTTCTCTGTTTTCAGTTCTTCATTTTCCGCTTTCAGATCGGCAATCTCTTTTTCATAGTCTGTGATTTTCTGCTGTAAGGCTTCATCTTTCCCGGTTCCCTTTTTCAGTTCCTCGATCAAGCCGTTAGCCTTTTCCAGTTCTGTCTTTTTCCCGGTCAGATCGGTTTCCAGACTAAGGTATTTATCTTTCGACACATAACCGCCGTCTGTCAGATTTGCAAGTTTGACCTGCTTTTCTTTGTTGGCTTCATCACCGTTGTAGGCGTTGATTGCCTGAACAAATTCATCATAGGTCATTGCCTTGTCTCCAAAAAACTGTTTCAAAAATTCCATGTTCTCCATCCTTCCCCTGTCGCTGTTTTTATATGCGGTGTCTCCGCTGACAGACGGTATTTACTTCCCATACCGCAAGGGTTATTTCAGCAGCAGTTTAAACGTCATAAGCCTTTTTCGGACAATAAAAAAGACCGTATGCAGAACATACAGCCTTAATTAACATTTATTTGTGTCTACGACCTCATATAATCGCCATATAGCCATGAAAAAAGCAAAGGCGTATAAATCTATACCTTTGCTTTCTAATACTGTATATCATCCAGTTGTAAATATCCCAGATCATACACATCTTTGTTTTCTTCAACACATTCATCAATGATTTCAATAATTTCCTTGTCTGTCAGACTTTCCGCAAGTGGGATTGTAGGGAAATCATCATTGAAGGTTGTCTTATATAGTTCATAGGCTTTCTGTAATTTTTCACTCATGTTATTTCACCCCTTTCAGAATTTCAATAAACGCTTCATAGCTGTTCGGTAAATACTTCTTTACATATTCCAGTTCAGAACCGCCGTTTACCTCTGCCGCCATAATATTAGCCCACATTTCAGAAGCGGACTCATAAACTCTACATTCAAAAGCGGTTTTACCTAAGTTACTTGCATCAATACCAAGTTCTTTATACGCTTGCTGTATTCCCTTATGGTCTTTTAGCTGTTTTGCAGCATGATACTTTCTGTTATAGTATTTATCACCATGCCCCCAGTTAATCCTATCTGCAAGAAGTCCGTCAATAGCATCTTGAACGCCTGAACTTCCATCATGATCTAACAGGTCTTTTCTAACTTCATCCGTAAGAGTTTCTTTTAATAGTTTTCTGTCTTTTCTGACTGCTGCAAGAAATTCATCAGAAGAACTTGCCACTTTACTAAACCTTTGTTCCTGCCATTTAGTTTTACTGTGTATAAGTTCTATTTCCTTGAAATGAAGTCCTTCATATTCTGCTTTTGTGTCAAAATAGTGACCGTATTCATGAGCCAGAGTACCGTATTTACTTTTTCCGTTATCAATATGCTTCTGTTGCGGATAAGAAAAAACAATACTGTTTGTACTGGGCTGATAATAGCCACTTTTCCCGAATTTAATATCGTCAATTTTATCAGCATACCCGGCATACAGCTTTTGGATTGAAGGATTGTCATGTTCTGTGAGAATACCCATATATTCATCATAATCAGAACTTTTCATAGCACCCTTTAACTTTTTGGTATGCTGTAAAACATCATATTCTTTCACCTTCATTGTATCAGCGTTATCCGGCAACTTCAAATATTTTTTCTTGAAGTCGTCAAAGTCTTCTGATTTATCCAGTCCGAAAAATGCAGCACGTTCTTTCAGTTCGTCAAGTTCGTCTTCATCCAACGCCCATCTTGCCCGCTGTAACAGGCAGCACCGACAGTTGCAGTCTTCGGACGCTCTGCCGAACTGCCCCGGTGCAGCAGCTTTCAGACCGCCAACCTCAAAAGGTTCATCCAGTTCCCTGATCTGACCATCAAGCCGCCTGTGATGTGGTCTTGTCCTGTTATCAAGGGTACTATCCCACTGTTTCACCACATCCGCACCTTTTTCTTTCGCCCTGTACTGTGCGTCAAGGGCTGACTGCTGCTGTATGCGGTGTCCTTCTGTCCGGGCAATCAAAATAGTACGGTTGAGGGCTTTTCTGTACGGGCTATTCATGCCGTTGGCTATGCGTCCGGCTATCTCATTCCATGAAGACCCCTGGGCAATCCCCCGTGACAGTTCAGCCCGGATTGAACGCTTTAAATACTGGACGTCCTCACCCATCCTGGAATAAAGCCCCTGTGAAATCTTACTGTCAGTCTGTAAGGCTTTCACAACCTGTTCCTGATTGATCGGCATGATTATGGGAATACCCTGCTTTGTCAGATCATACATAACACCAACATAACCGTTGTGATAGGACTCTTGCAGATAATCGGCAACAGTAGTGAACTGTTTCCCTTGCAGATCATCAAGCACACCTTCAAGCTGCTTCTTGATCGCTTCTTGATACTGCTTCTGATAGACAATGGATTGCAGATTTTCAAGGTCAGTCCGGCTTGAAAGTTCGCTGATCTTCCGTTCAGTGTCTTTCTTTGCTTGTTCATAGACACGCTGTAACTGCCGGATTGTCTTCTGTTCAGAGTCAAGCTGTACTTGCTGAACCTGCTTCTGCGCCTTGTTCACCCTCTCCACCACCTTCACCATCAGTAACCACGGCATCATCTAACTGTTGCTGCACCTGCCCGGTCTTTGCCGCTTCATCATCCGGCAGTTTGTCCTTTATATCCTCATAGTCAATATCAAGGATTTCACAAATCGCCTGAACAATGGTTTCCTGATCTAAGACGTTGGCGATATTCAGCAGAGTATTGATTTCTGTCTGCTTGCGCTGTGCGTCAGTGAGGTCATTCTGTTTATTCTCCTGTTCATTACTCATAACTTCATGAGTGAACTCAAAGCGAACATCCTCAATCTGATACCCCGTTTCATTCTGTTCATTGATTTCATCAATAACCACCTTCACGATCTTACGCAAAAACCGCTTGATATTCCGTTCAAGGTGCTTGCAGCGCAAGTCAAGCAGGGAATAAGCCGCCTTTATCGCAATATTGGTTGTGGCTGACGTATCTTTCAGCCCAGACAGGTTCAGCCCCATACCAAACCGATAGATATTTTTTTCATCCAGTTCCAATTTTGCCTGACGTGCTTCATACGGTACGTCTATCGTATGGACTTCAAGACCACCTTCATCACCAACGCCCACAATCTTCTTTGTCTTCAAATTCTGCTGCAATTCATCCAGATTGTCACCCTCAAACCCCTTGACCACATGGATAGGGGTATCAAAGTCAATCAGATTGTTGGAAAGACTGGACGCCATCAGGTCATAATCATCAATCAAAGCCTTGACCGCCCGTAAGTTGGAAAACTGCTTTTTATTATTATCCAGTCTGAAAAACGGGATAAACCCCAAACCGTCATAATATGTATGATCGTCACCGTCCAACTGATACAGGATATGAGGGCGGGGATTGATTTTTTCTGTAATATCCTGTTCAATCTCACCTTCATCAGTCTGAACATAGTAATAAACCTGTTCATCATCCCAGTCCATGATTTTCTTAATCCTGTGACCTTCCTTGTCAATGCGGTCAACATACCAATAGATCACATGATCTTTTCCATCATCTGCAAACCGGGCTTCTACCTCTACCACCCCGATACTGTCAGCACATACGAATTTCATTCTGTCTGTGCTGTCTTTCAGAGCGTACATATAAGCAAAGCCCTTTGACTGACAATCTGTAATCACTTCGGACAGTTCGTCAATGAAATCATCATTGTTATTGAACCTATCATCAAGTTCTTTCTGCAATTCTGGAATATCCGACAGCACAAACGGTTCTGTGCCTGAAAGTGTGTACTGTGTACCCTGTTCTGTCAGTTCCTTAAAGAACGGGTGTGGTATTTTCACATTTGACCGGGTTTTATCTTCTGTCAGTTCACCGTCAGCATTATAATAAAATACCCGATACTGTAAAATATCGTGATCGCCGTCAAAATACCGTTCCCCTGTCCGGGCAAACTTCTTTTTCATTGATGCGCTGTCTTCATCAATGAACATTTTAATTTCTTCTGTTGTCAGCACCGCATTTCACCACCCTTTCCATGATCTGATCTGTCAGGGTTAAAATATCGTCAGCATGAACACCAAAAAAATCACACATCTGTTCTTCCCCTTCAACGGTATTCCCATAAGAGAACAAAAAGGCGTGTACCAGTTCATGAATAACCGTAGACCTTGCCACCGACAAAGATAACCCTTTTCTGATATTGATTGTCTGTTTACCGTATTCAGTTAAGCCCAGATTGTAACTATTTTTATCCGGGGTCATTTTCTTTTTGTCTCCGTCAGTCAGCTTTACCTTCCAAACATCTTTGTGTATCTTGATTTTCATGCTTTTCATTACCTCATAATTACAAAAGCCCGGAAATACTGGATTTTCCGGGTAATGTGTTTCTTTTCTGTTTCTTAATACATCCATCTGCCGCCTTTTGCAATGAATTTTTCCAGTGCATAACGCATTGCATCCATCAGATGATTGAAGTCGTCAATGGGGCGGTTCAGCTTATTCCCCAGTTTGTCCTTATCCCATGTGTAGTTACTGATTTCTGTCAGGAAGTTCACACACCGGGGATGAATAATAATTTCATAATCCTGTATGAACTGTATGCCGTGGTTCACACTGTCCTTTCCCTTTTCAGCACCTTTGACTTTTAGTCCAAGACCTTTTAACTGATCTATGCTCTTTGGTTCAGCAGAGTCCGCAATAATACGTTCTTTGCTATATCCCATAGACTGAACATTATTTGCTATGCGTTCATTGGAAAGACCTGCCGCATACATTTCATCATACACATATATTTTCTTGTCTTTGGTATCTATGAACCCTACGAACAGAGCAGCGGGGTCATTGGTATATCCAAAGTCCAGACCAAAAGCGGACTTGACAGACTCTTTGAAAACATAGTTCTTTGCTTTCTGTTCCGCTTCATCCAGATCAAGGAAGTCTGCTTTGCTGATGATTTCAAAGGCTTCTTCCTTCCAGTTCTCATAAACCAGACCGTCCACAATACCCCAGTCACCAAGTCCTGCGACACGGTAACGCCGGGGGTTCTGCTTCTTCATGGTTTCAAACACTTTACGGTCAGCAGAGTCAAGCCACTCATTGCACATATAATTTGTGGTCAGTGCAAGAGTTTCATCATCTGGATTATCAAAGAACCGCTTTTTCAACCAGTGGTGTTCATTCCACGGGTTAAAGGTCAATGTGATCTGCTTGAACAGGTCTGAACCCTCTGGAACTGCACCCCTGATTGACTCGTCAAGCATATTGAAATCATCTTCTGAACTGATCTCATACGCTTCTTCAATCCACATCCAACACAAACAACCCTGATCTACTGTGATGGATGTTACCTTTAGGGGATCGTCAAGACCTCTGAAATAAATCTTTTGACCTGTCGGTTTATAGGTCATTTCAAGGGGGCTTTCCTTCACATCCCAAAAAGCATCAACTTCCAGTCTGTGAATAGCCCATTTCAGTTCAGTGAAACAAGAGTCTTTCAGTGTTCTGTAAGTCTTCCTGACAACAAGAGTATTTGCATCAGGATATTTCATCATATTGGTGATGAACCACAGAGCCGTTGTCTTTGACTTTTTACTTGCCCTTGAACCTTTAACTGCCCGGTATCTTCCTTTCCAGTTCCAGAAAGTACCGTACCCCCTGCCGACTACTTCCGGCAGACTGACAATCTTCTTTCCTCTGTTCACCTGCGGCTTATAATCATCCGGGTACAGGATATATTTCATATACCCGAAAACGTGCTGTGAAGAAATGTGTTTAGTCTTCAAGTTCATCACTTCCGCTTATCACCACAGGCAGGGCAACGTTCAGATCAACCTTGTCATTCCACATACCCAAATGCTTACCAAGCAATTCAAGGGCTTTCAGTTTTGAAGCAATCTTAACTTCCCGTTCCTCACTGTACCCGGTGTCTGTGTCAGAGTGCTTGTATTTCACAGACTCAATACAGGCAAGATCATCTTCGGCAGCGTCTTGTTTAATATTCCCCTCACTGTCAACAATGTCCGTCATTTTGACAAAAGCAATCTTTGCCAGTTCCAGAACAACCCTATCCTGATTGACTCCTGTGCGGCGTGATCTCTCTGCCATCTTTTCAGCAATCGCCTTTTGAACCATAACATTTGATAACAGACGGGAAGATTGTTCCTGTGCCGTCTTCACTGAATATCCTGCCCGAATAGCAGCTTGCGTTGCGTTCAGGTCAATTAAATATTCGTCAACAAACTGCTGTTGCCTGTCTGTCAATTTCCTTGCCATCCCGCAACACCACCTTTCAGATTTATTCATAAACAAATGCCGCCGTGAGGTAGGAGGTTCACCGGGGCACCACTCCCGGCTATAAAGCACCCTCACGGCGGTCAAGACAGTAAGCAATTAAAAATGCGGAAGAAAAAATTTCTTCCGCAAAATTTTACAGTTTATATCATAGCTATTTTTTACCCATTTGTAAAATATGATTTCATATGAAATCATTCGATTATGTAAGATAAGAAAGGTTTTTATGCTGTTCTTCAAAGGCAGACAAGGCTTTATTGTGAATTACACTTGTATGTGAACAGGATTTCCCCATTTCCTGCGCCGCTACCTTTATGCTTTTATACTGCACATATACCTTATACAGTACCTTAACATAGTCCGTATTGCGTAATTCCCGGATTTCTCTTATGATCTGTTCCTTTGCATCAACAAAACGGTCAATTTCAGCATTAATCTGATTATCAAGGTCAACATACCGAGAAACATCAGAACATAATTTGTCACCTACAGGTGATGTTTGTACACGTTCCCGGCTGTAATCAAAACTTCCTGTACTATTTGCACTCTGTTTCAGTTCCTCTAATCGCTCTATATCCTGATTGATCTGTTCATCAATCAACGCTAACTGCCTTAAATACACCTTTGCCGATAATGGTTTTTTCATCTTCATACCTCACTTTCTTATAAAGATAACGGTTCAACAGTTACCTTTTTCACATTCAAATACACCTGAAACCCTTTATTTTTCTGAAAGTATCGGTTGGTAACGGGTAACTGTTGCCCTCTATATTCTCTATATTTTTATTTTATTGTTTTTGTTCCGTGACGATAAGTAAACAAATAAAAGAACTTATCATTTAACAGTTACCAACCGTTACCGCCTTATAAATCAAGGGTTTCAACCGTTACCGAAACCGTTACCCAACAGTTACCACCAACCACTACTTGAATATTTTCCCTGTCTTCTTGTGCTTCAATGTCACTCTGCCGACAATTTCAAATCCGGCAAGATCAACCAACAGACGGAAAGACTGTATGACCTTGTGGTTTAGTTTTTCAACTTCCTGTTCTTCTTTGGCTGTCGCTGAAATCGCTGCCCCTGCTGTCGGGTCAGAATAACCCTCACAATTTTTATATCCCATGATATTCACCATGCCTTTCTTTATAGGTCTTATTGAATATGTCCATATCCCGGATGATCTGCATACAGTTCTTATACTGCTGTTCAAAAGCTTCTTCCATCACCTGATTGTTATGCTCCAACATCATGATATGGTCAACCAGTTCCCGGCGTGTCCAGTTCATCAGTGTTGATTTCTTATGTAGTTTCATCATCCTGTTTACCATCCTTTCTTGTACAGTGGTCACAATCTCCCACAGATGCGCCAAAACACCCCTGACACAGATCATCAGAGAACTTCCCCAATTCATCCCGTTCTTTGGCTGCCTGACCAAGAGAAGCAACAAATACACCAACTATTTCACCAACTGCAAAGGCGATCACACCAACTATTACATATCCGATCATTCTTTTAATCTCCCTTCTTCATCAAAGCAACTACACCGGGTCACCGGAACCGAAACTTCCACTTCCACAGGTTCGCCGTTCCTGCCGCTGTTCAGTATGTTGATTTCACCTGAATACTGAAAATAAACTTCCCCGTTTTCGTCATATACCGTCAGTGTGCCGTTTGTTGTTGGTGTTGGTATCGTGATATTCAGCGGTTCAGCCGTTTTTTCAGTCTGTTCAGTTTCTTCCTCACCGAGTATGAAACCGCCTTTACTTCCAACCCACATCACCAACAGCAGGAACCCGAACACCAATAGAGTCAGAACAATGAACCAGTATTTTTCTTTCTTCATAATATCGCCACCCTTTTATATTTCACTTACGAATACCTTACAGTTTTTCTTATTGATTTTTCTTTGAATTACAGTGAACCCCAGTCTTTTGTTGATCTGTTTACTGAATACAATGTTACTCATAGGCTGCATACTGTTATTTGCACAAAATACACAGTACTGCTTGTACACATCAGCCGTTGGTTCATTCTCGATCATATCCACACCACAATCATCAATAAATGCTTTGATGGGGTTGTTCTCGTTTTCGTATTCGTCCAACTGCTGCTGTACTTTTTCAGACTGGGTAAACTCATTGTTTTCAATAATCCGTCTTAATCCCTCTACGCCGACTCTGATTAAGTATTCTATTGAATTTTGTTCAATCAGTTCATACTTGATATATGGGTTGTATTCAGGGTCAGGTGAACCGTCCGGCAGATACTTTGAAAATCGGGCATTAAACGGAATGATAGTCAATCTCCGCAATACCGCCCCTGTCTTGTCCTTCATTCTGGGAATGTCATTTGCACTGAACAAAAGTTTAATGTACGGGTTGAACTCAAATGGGTCTTGACCTTTTTTCTCCGCTTTTATCCTGTTCCCGGTAACGATCTTCTTAAAAATTGCCACCTGCGAACCTTGCAGGAAATCATCACCTATATCATCACCGATATTTGCCAGTTTTCCGAACATCATTGAAGTGCTGAACCTGTCACCCAGTTCTTTCAGGTCAAGGGCTGAAATATTCTGTTCCCCTAAGATCGTTTCAACACAGTCAAGGAATGTACTTTTTCCATTGTTCCTGTCTCCTGTAAGGATAAACGCTTTTCCCAGTTCATTCCTGCGATAGAAGCAATAACCAATACATTCTTCCAACAATGCCCGGATGGTCTGATCTCCACACGCTAATCTGTTCAGTGTCTTGTCTGCCAGTTCATTGTAGGCTTGCGGCTCATAATTCCACGGGATTTTGTTGGTAATCACCAGATCAGCGGAAAACGGCAGCATATCCATAGTGACAATATCTAACACCCCATTCTGAAAAGCTATGTATCGGGCTTCTGCCGTGGTACGTTCATCAACAATTAGTTCCATGTAATCCAACACTTCCCGGCGTTGCGTCTTCCGTAAGTTCGGTATCTGCTGTATCATTGCGGTTTCAATGGGCTTGTACCCGTTGATATACATACCGTCCTGATAGATATGCAACTGACCGTTGATCTTGACAACATTGAAATTGTTTTTCATGTATGCGGCAAACTTATCAAACAGGAAGGAACTGCCGTTAAAGAACACGGGCTTCTGAAAGGCTTCATCCCTTAAAATGGTTTCAAGTTCTTCATCCGGCAGTGGTTCTTTGAATACGAACCTGTTTAAAATTCTAATCGCTTCTCTGGTTTCATCCACACTGAAATCATTAGCGGTCAAGGTCAGAATATAATTGAACAGGGCTTGATTTCTTCCATCCCCGGCGTCCATATCCAGAAAATCAACGGTTGCCCTGACAGGGTATAGCCATTTTGGAATTTCCTGATAGGTGCCGCCGTCCTCAATATCCCATTCAATGAAACGTTCTTCCCCGTTCATTTTGATAACCTCATAAGAAGAACGGGAACCGAGTTTAATATCAGCACTTAACCCTATTGCAAGTGGTACGTGCGTTCTGTTTCGGGAAATACTGTGATTTTTAAACAGGAAGTGCCGCCCCCTTGAAGTCTGGTACACCCGGCAGTCAAGTTGATATTCTTCCACAATGTTCATCAAGATTTCAGACTGTTCAGTGTCGTCAATGTCAATCAGTATGGTGTCCTCTGCCAGTACCCCCGCAAAACCGGGAAGGTCTTTCACTTCGTCATACGTTCTGAATTTTGTCCTATCCTTAAAGGGTTCAATCGCTGCTTTCCCCTTTGACTTGATATAGCCTTTGTAAAGCATCCAGTTCACCACCTTATATTGACGTCAAATATTCAAGTAATTCTGAATACTGTTTCTGACCACGCTGAAACCTCTTTGCAGCACTCAAATATTTCTTTGCGGCTTCTTTGTAGGTTTTCAGGCGTTCTTTTTCCTGTTTCAGTTCTTCATCCGACAGTCTGACGCCGGAAGGGCGCTTTTTACTTTTTACCATTCGCCCGGTATCAGCAGACAACTGTTGATACTGTAAATATTTCTTACCGTTTGACTCAAATTCTGCCTTACATACTGGGATTTGTTCACTGAAAAACTGTTTTAAATGTTCAATCAGTTCATCCCTGTGTTCATAGTCCAGATCAATCACTTTTAGCAGTTTTTTCAGCCTTGCCCTTGACGTTGGAAAGAAGTTATCCAGAATAACAGCCATCTTCCCCCCGTCATACTTAATTCTAAGTTCTTCCATTTCCTCACCTTCCCGGCGTCATACAATCACGCCAAAATGTTTTAACCGTTTCTTTGCTTCATCTATGTACCATTGACGATCTAACCGATCTGGAACCTTCACCCCCTCAACAGAGTCATTGAAAACAAAACAGTGGTTCGGCGTATCTGCAAACTTTTCAGGTTTCCCACGCTTGCCGCCACACTTCAACAGACGTCCGTCCTGAATATTGTTGGATGCAAATACCCGGTAACATTTATATGTGTATTTCACTGTTTCGGGGTATTCATAATATGTCTTGATTACCCTGACGCCTTTCTTATGCTCAACGGGGTAACAGTGTTCATGTTCCACCCATTTATATTTATCCGACAGTTTCACCAATTTCTGAAACATAATCAGATCATCACAGGTGTTTATGGTCTGTTCGACGGGTGTACCGTGTACCATGTATTCAACCAGTGCTTTATTTAAAATCGGCAGGTCATTGTCAATAGAGGACAGTTCTTTCACATATTTCCCTATACGCTCAACCCCGCCGTCCAGATCAACCCAAAGATAATTGTTCACGTCTTTCTGGTAAATCTCATGTATGCAGTCCAGTTCAAGCAATATCTCACAGCGGTCTGTGCTGCAACGCCGTTCCCACTCCCAACAAATATCATCCATCAGGTCAAAGGCTTCATCTGTGTCCGGCACTTGAACAATCAGACCGTCCGTGTTGGACTGGATAAGCTGAAAGCCCGGTATTACCTCTAAATGCTCTATCAGATCAAGCAGCATCAACTGACCGTTGATACACATACAGTTGTTATTCCGTGGGTCATATGCGGCGTTGGTCTTGTCCTTCATGCCGCCAGACAAAGCGTTCAGCATTTTCTTATACGGCAACTGTGCTTTTTTCCACTTCTTAGCTTCTGCCTTTGTAGCAGAATGAGTCTGTTTATACTTCAATGCTTTTCTGGTCTTGTACACCTTTGTGTAATTATCGTTTGTTGCCGCCCGTGTCACCAAATTCCAAGCGATCAACATAGAAGGATAATAATTATTTACATCAACGTGATACAGCGCACCTTTGAAATGTGACGGTTTTTCAGTCGCACCATGCAGACCGCCAAAACCGAATGTGTGAGGTATTCCGGCAACCTCAATTTCAAAACTTTGCGCTTTATACCATGCCTTTTTTTCACTGTCACTGAAATTCTGAACACCTAAAGAAAGGGCTTCTTCCCGTTTCTGTGCAAACCAATCCTGAACGCATTTATACTTGTTCAGCCGCAAGCATGGAAGGAAAAAGTAGTCAAATTCATCTTCCCAAACCCTTTTAGTACAACCAAGCACTTTTGCAGTTATTCGGGCTTCGCTGTCTCCTATATCCCTTAAACTGACCATATCCGGGAACGCCTGAACAATACCATGCATTGCTTCAAATACGTCCGCTGTCTCATAAAATACCTTGATCGTCTGACTTACATCATGTTCACAGTAGAATACTGTCTGTTGAATTTCTTTTTCAGTCAGCGGTCTTTTTATATCAAATGGAACTTCTGTTTCCTTGATATTGGAACCAAGAAAACCTTCCAGAGTTTTCAAACCAATAGGCGGGTTAGGCATTACATCATAGTTAATCATGGGGATTTTATTAAACGCTTTTGAATACTGCCACCCTTCCCGTCCTTCAACGATAATATGATCGTTGATCTTCTTCGGGTTCATCCCCAGTAAAATCCCCTTCATGATATATTGGTCATAGTGGCGGTTATTAAATCCCACCCATATATTCGTTGTATTTGCTTCATATAAGGCTTTCAGTTCATCCGGGTTATTAATTATCACGTATTCTTTTTTGTTGTATATATCGGCAAATACAGCAAGCCAGTCATGCTCAAAAACTTCAAAATCATAGAAAATCATCATATCACCCGTATTTCAAAAAGGCGGCGGGATGGATAACACCGCACCCACCGCCTTACAGTCATTTAGCAGTCAAATACTTCATTTATCGTGATCGGGTTGAACTTCTTTGCAGAATATTCAATTTCTGCTTCAACCTTGCCCTGCACTTCCTGAAAGATGTCAAGGACGCACTCTGCAAAATCCGCATAATTGACAAATTCCGGCAGGGTTTCCGTTTCCAGTTTGTCAAGCCAAGTGCAAACGGACTTGATCGCCATTGCATCCGTCCACTTCGGGGAAGTGTTACCGCTGATAACCCGGTTGAAGAAAATCTTTCTTCCCTTATGTTCACCTTCTTTGATGTTACACTGAACTGCGAACATCAGCTTGTCTTTTGCGTTTGTCAGCTTGATCTCCATTTTGTCAAAGCCGACAATATAAGTTCCGTCCGGCACATCCTCAAAAGCGGATGCGTCCGTTTCTGCTACTTCTTTCTGTAATGCATTCAGATCAACACTGTTGTCAAATTTGCTAAAATCAATACCACCCATGATATTCACCTTTTACCTTTCTTAAAAAATATTTATGATCGCAATAGCCAAAATGCAGGCTATGCAAATCCATGTGTAATTGTTGCGGTTTCTCTGATCTTTGTCACCAATCGAACCCAAACCAAATACGACAGCCAACATGAAAAGCAATATATCAATCATCTTGTTCTTCTCCTTCTCTGACCTCTTGTGTGGGGTTCAGGCGGGTTCATTGCACCTTCAACCGGGTTGTTCTCTTGTGCTATGCGTTTCAGTCCGGCGTTAAATTCATCTTCTGTGATAACTTTCCCGCCCTTCGGTGACTCGTCTCCGGCATGTTTCTTCACATAGTTGTCAGTGTCCGGGATGTAGAAACAGGTGTCTTCTGCACAAACGAACGTTTCCGCTGCCTGTTCCTGCTCTGCCTGTCTCTCTTTACGTGTCCGGCGGGGCGGTTTCTGTAAATCCGGCTTCGGTACTGTGTCAGCGATAGCGGCAGCTTCATCAAACGGAACTTCTTCTGCACCGCCTGTTGCTTTGTCAATCGCTTCATCAACAGCCGCCATGTGTTCAGCAATCTTCTGTTCATTTTCTGCCTGAACCTCTGCCCGTGTCTTACGGGATGGTTTTTCTTCTTTTGGTGTCGGCGGCGTCAGCTTTTCTTCCTTAGTCCTGCCAGTTCTGGAACGTCTTCCTTTGGCGTCCGGCTTTTCAAGATCAGTAGCCGCCGCCTGATCTGCCTGACTCATTTCAGCATCCGTCTTAAACTCTCCGATCTCGTAATAGTTCCGCACCTTGTCCACCACATAGGCAAGATCATTTTCGATAGCGTACACCGGGAACATTCCAATCGGTGATTTCACAGTATCTTTTCCGCTGTTCTGTGTGTAGAAGTAATATTTTGCTTCATTCACCCCGGTTCTAAGAACCACTGTGAACAGCCCTTCAATGGTGATTTTTTCCCGTAACAGTTTGCCGATCAGCTTAACAGTGGTCAGCCCGTTGTCCAAAGTCTCTAAATGAGTCATATAAACCACTACAACATCATCAGGAAGGTCTTTGCACACGTCAATGATTTCAAAGTAGTTCGCCCCAAAATCATTGTACTTATCCCACCCGGTTTCTTTGATACGGTTCATATACGGTACGGCAAGTATGTACTGAAAGTCGTCAACCACAATCAGCTTCTTTCCTGCCGCTGCCTGTTCTTTCATATAGCGTGTGATCTTCCGGGCGTCTGTCTCATTGTTCAGCATATCGAACTTTGCCTTGAACGGTAACGGCTTACCTACCGGGTTGACAACCGCCGTTGTTGCAGGATCACAATTCCTCATTGATGTACTTTTCCCAGTGCCGGACTCACCCATGATTAAAATTTTCTGTGCCATATTACTTATCCCCTTTCTTGAATAATCCCATCAGTTTAGCAAAGAACCCTTTGCGTTCTTCCATGATTTTCTTCTGTGAACCTTTCACGTACTGTCTACGCTGAAACTGTTCAGCAGTGGAAACCTTGTTCCTGTAACTCCTGTGACTTCTTATCCTGTGATTTTTCGCACTACTCATTGAAGCAATCCTCACTTTCCTTGATCGTTATTTTCAGCTTTGTTCCATTCCGCACCGGGGCAAGTTCTACTTCATAGCCATTTCGCAACAGAATACCAACAATATCCTGATACTGCGCGGTTGTGTGCATCCCTTCAATGGTGATCTGCCCGCACGTTCTCAACATTTCACGCACCGCTTCACCGTTTGCAATGTCAAGGCTATCCTGCAAGTCATTCAGCATATAGGACAATTCCTCATTCTTATCCCTTAACTGATGAATTTCTGCGGTCAGTCTTCCGATCTCCATTTTCAGATGTTTCTTCTTACTCATTTTCTGCACCTTCTTCCTGTTCAGTTGGTTCAGCCTGTTCAGTCTCATAGAATTTATCCAGTTTTCCAGCTTCTAAAAACTGTGCCGCCCAGAAGTCCGCAAAGTGGACGATCACCTGTAACGGTTCTTCATGCCCTTTCAGGTCATAAGCAAGACTTCCATAAGCCCCATCATGATAGAAAATAGCGTGTTCTTCTTCCTCTGTCAGATCAATATACCGGGCTGCCAGTTCCACCGATCTTAACGGGTGGTCAATGTGGCAAAGTTCAGGGCTGACCTTGAAGGGCTTTGCTTCTGAACGCTTATATTTCTGTTCCGGGTTCTTCTTTGTCGGCTTTCCGTCCTGTATCATGTTTTCCACATAGTAAGGACTTCCTTCACGTCCACACTTACCCAGATCATGCAGAGCGGCGGCAATCATCACGCTGTTGTGAATTTTGGTGTATGCGATACCACCGAGCATTGCAACACCGATTTTTTCAGCCAGTCTCATGACGTTCACTGTATGTTCAAACAGACCGCCATCTTTGCAAAGATGGTTTCCCCCGGACGCCGGGGCGGTGTAGAACCCCAGATCATCCATGAAGTCAAGCAGGTCTTCCATTCCTTCACGCTCTGTCTTTAACAGGGTTTCTTTGAAAAAATTCATCTGTTCATCCTTGTTCATTGCTTTCATGTTAAAAATCTCCTTTTCTGATTTTATCGTCAAAGTGTTTCCACCTTGATTTCAACGTGTCATAGTTGTACCCGGCGTTTACCATATCGCCCGCCAGAATACACAGAATAAAGTTCTGAAACAGTTCCCAGTGATCGGGGTACAGTAACACCCCATAACCACCTGATCTGTCAATCTCTTTGAGATTGTAAATTTGCAGGTCTGACGGTCTTCCTTTTGCGGCTTTCAGTTCCACCCCTATGAACCGCCCCTTGCAGCACACCAACAGATCAGGAATACCAGACCGAGTAAAGGCTGCACCGCCCCAGTATTTCAAAATCCAACAACCGTTATCCTTCAGGAACTTTTTCACCTTGTTTTCAAAGTTCTTTTCCGCTGCCATTTATCCCACCGCCTTTCTGATCTTCATATATTCTTTCAGAGGTATTCCCATCAGATTAGCCGCCACCTTTAAGGCGTGTTTCTTATCTCCATGACTGCCGGAAATAGGAAGATGCGGGGTATCTGCTGCATGAGCGTACCACTTGCCGCCTTTTTCTTTTGACACCGTATAAGTGAGGTTCATTCCTGTTCACCTTCTTTCTCTGTTCCATATACCCACCCGTTCGCATAAGCCACAAGGTAAAGGAACATCACGTTGACTGCCATGATCGCCACAGGCTGCCATGATATGATTGAGTCAATCAGGCACATCCAGAACAGCAGACTGAACGCATTGACCACGCACAGGGTCTTGATAATAAAATTCTTTGCGTGTTTCCGGGCGTATCTGCATACCCGGCGCAATTTACGCTTCTGTAAATAGTTCATCTGTCAATTCCTTCCCTTCTTTCAATGCTCTGAAATTCTTTTCTTCAATGCTACCTTTCACCAACAGATAGTAATAAAAACAGGTGGATTTCTGCCCTATCCTATGGATGCGCTTTTTGGACTGTTCCCACAGATCACAGGAACCTTTACCGAGCGGCAGCGTGTAATAAATGATCTTGTTCGCCTTTTGGAAATTGCCGCCCATTGCCCCGGCTTGATACTGGATGAACGTCACACTGTTTGACACATTGTTGTAGGCATCCAGTGATTTCCCTTCCCCGTTCATATAGCTTATTTCCCGGTCAAGTCCTTTGCAGATTTCCCGCAACCTGTCCAATTCTTCATTGAAGTTGTAGAAGACAATCAAACGGTCTTCCGTGGACTGCAACAGGTCTTTGAACGCTTCAAGTTTTTCCTTGTGATACTGCCCGCAAAGCTGCCTTGCATATAGCATTTTTGTCAAGCTGTTATCCCCGACAAGTTCTATACGTGGGGTTACATCCTCACCGTAAAAATCAGAACAGTCTTTAAACTGAACAAGGTTCACTGTATCAAGCAGCAAGTAACTGTTTTTCATGAAATACCTGTATTCCTTAGTGGACTTAGCGAAAATATTCTGTTCCACCTGTTCCGGCAGTACAATCCCAGCATCTTCCGTTTTCATAAACACACACCCATGTTCTGCAAGTTTCCGTTTTAAGTGCTGCACATTCTTATAGCCCGTGACTACTTCACGCTTAAACCCACCCTGTTCAACCCATTCAGTTTCAACATAAGAGTTGTAAAAGGCTCTCTTTGGAATATCCCAACCAAGCAACTGACACTGTGACCACAGACGTTCATACTTTCCTGCCGTTGGTGTTCCTGACAAAAGCACGACACTTTCAGGCTTCAATTTCAGAATGAATTTTGACCGTTTTGCCGTCTCATTGCTTATCAGTGAACTTTCATCCAACGTCAAAGTAAAATCCCGTATATGGGCGATATATGGACGCCTGAACGCCAGATCATAATTGATTACCCCGACAATCTGTAAGTCATAGTCATAAACCTTATCTGTTTCTATCAGTTCCCTGAACCTGACCGCCTGTACTTTCTTTGTCAGGTCAAAAACAGAGTAGTCAGGATAATAGGTATTGAAGTGTTCAACCCAATCATCTATTTTCGATTTCTGACAGATCACAAGATTTACATCATTGTTCAGCAGGTATACCTTTTCAGCCCCGACAAAAGTTTTTCCAAGCCCCATATCGAGGTAATAGGCTACCCGGTTTTTATCCTCTGTCAAATCAAGAGCTTTCTGCTGATGCGGCATAAAGGTCAGATCATTCATTCTTCATCCATCTCCGGGGCTTCACCTGTAAGGTCAATCTGTAACTTTGCCACTTCAACCGCCGCCCGGTAAACAAGGGCATATTTTGAATTACCGTGTGTTGATGCGACCTTTTCAAGAAATCTGTCAATCTTACCGAGGAAACAGCCGCATTTAACGGTGATCTCACCGTCTTTATCTCTGAAAAATGTTGTAAAGTCGTTCCTGCTGCCGATAGCACCGATCACTAAAACATGACTTGCGGAAAAGACTTCGGCGTTGCCCCACACTTCGGCGTTGCCCCACACTTCGGCGTTGCCCCACACTTTGGCGTCACCGCACACTTCGGCGTTGCCCCACACTTTGGCGTTGCCCCACACTTCGGCGTCACCGCACACTTCGGCGTTGCCCCACACTTTGGCGTTGCCCCACACTTTGGCGTTGCCCCACACTTTGGCGTTGCCCCACACCCAAGCCTTTCCATCATGGGAAAGATTTTCTTCCTTCTCAATCCACCCGCCAAGATCACCAATCTTGACAAGACCAAATTCAACAACTGCCCGGATGCGGTGAAGTGTCGCCGTCCTGAATAAAAGATTGATCTGCTTTGTTTCCCCTGTAAATTCATACTTTTTCATGGTGTTCATCCTCTCTTTCAAAAGTTCATATCTAAATAGCCAACCGCTGCATCATAATGGTCAACTAACATTTGCAATTCCTGTTTCTCCTGATATTCCCGGTCACACACGGCGTTGTACAGTTCTTCATCCCGGTACATTTTCACCTGTTCTTTAATCAGGTCAGTAATGACCTTCGGTTCCAGTGCGTCCAACTCCCACGACTCATCACCAAATTCTGCAATGTACTTTCCGCACCGTGAGTCTGTAATCTTTGCCGGGTTCGGTGGCGGGTTATATGTGTTGATCTGCTCCATTGTCAGAGCGACACGCTTCACAATCACATCAGCTCCAAACATATCAAGTCTTTCCTGTATATCCCTTGTCATATCTATACCGGACGGGTCATGATCTCCCAGATGAATGATAATCCGCTGATCTCTGTCACCCTGCCGGATGAACCGTTGTGCTGCCGCCCACATTTCAGACTGGGAAGTGTAGCCACGGCATGAGAAGAACGGAACGTCAAGAGGTTCACAAGCCTGTCCAACCACATCAACAAGAGCGTCTTTCTCAACCCACACTTCAACGTAATTCGGCTGATCTTTCCACTTATCCAGAAGATAAGAATACTTTGCACTGTAAATCACGTCAGAAGGTTTTTCCCAGTGTGAATTGCGTCTAAGGTTTCTGGTTCGGTCAATGATCGCACACCAGTCAATCAGTCCGGCAAGTCTGCCGTCATTGATAAGGCTGCCGATATTCTTATAGCTGCGCTCATTGTTCGGGATATATCCACGGGCAACCAACTGATAATAGGTCTGTCTAAGAGTCAGTTCATACCCCTGTGCCTTGTACTCTCCGATTACTTCATTGACCAGTCTTATGAGGTCAAGGCTCTTACTCCTGAAATTGATTTCTTTGTACTGAATTTTTGGCATCAGATACTTACCCCCTCTATCGCTGCGAACCTGTTCGCATTGATGAAATAAGACCATCTGTTTTCAGAGGTCTTGACTGCATACCCCCACGGGAACACCCCCTGCTGTAAGCCTTTTCTGACTGTTCCTTTGTCCATTCCCAGATAAACCGCCGCTTCTTCCGGCAGCATCCGTTTGATTTTCCCATCTGTAAGGGCTTCTTTTGCGATCACGGCGGGCTTTTCTTCCTCTGCTGTGAAATAGTCAGGTTCAAGACCAAGTGATACTGCAATATCGCTTTGTACTTTCTCTGACGGTATCTGTTTACCTGAAAGGTACTGACTGACGGAACCTTTGCTTTTCCCAGTCAGACCGCACACCTGACTTTGGTTCAGGTGTAATTCCTGCATAGTCTTTTTCAGTTTTTCACTGAACGTCATAAAATCACCATTCCTTTCTTGTGGATTTTTAATCCACATCAAGAGCAAAAAAAATCTGGTTTACTTCCTTATCCGTTAAATTTAATAGAACTTTTAATATCATTATTTCAGATGCTTTAAATTCTGTTTCATTATTAACCTTTTTCATAAACCCAAAATAAGTCAATCCGCACTTTTCAGCCACAAACTGCAATTTGTAACCTGCATCATTGATCTTATCTCTCAACATCTTTGTGTTTACCACTATTTCTCACCACCTTCCAGTACATCCGGGAACGGACTGTTGTTGTATTGTCTCTGAATACGCACCCTGATTTTGCCGTCAGACAATTCTTTGTATTTCAGCACCTTAAAAATCTGGTGCTTTTCCTCTATGCCTTTGGCGTACTTGTTTGCTTCTTCAACAGAGTCAAATTCAAGTGTCAGATCAATACAACCCGCAAGCACTCTTTTCATCTTTTCACCTACCTTTCTGCCGTGATATAATCACCATACAGAAAGGTGGTGATTAATCAATGGATGAACAACGCATACATGAATTAGCTGTTGCCTATGCACAAGTGAAGTTACAACATTATCAGGCAGAATATGGAAAGACCTGTGATGAAAAAGAACTTCTTGAATATGCAAGGGCATACAAATTTGCTTTACTCAATTTTGAACAAAATTTTGACTCACTTGAAGATTAAAGCATAATCTTATCAGCTTCCGCACAACGGGCAGAATAGATTGCTTTTTCTGTCATTTCAAGTAATCTGATTGCCTGTCTTGCGGTAAGCTGTTTTTCTTTCAGCCAATCATAAAGTTCAAGCACCTGTGAAGCATCTTTTTCCGCAAGGTTATCCGTGACCAGTACCATTTTTTCACCGTCCTTTCTTGATAACAGTCCTTTTATAAATACTGTCTGTTATGGAATGGTTTCTGTTTGTCGGGGAATATTCCAAAACCCTTATCAGGTTTCACACTAAAGCCTGAAAACTTGCTATCCATCAAGGGGATTTTTAAAGCGTTGGTTCACCCTGAACCGCTGAACATTTTCACCTTAAAAATGAACAAAACCTGTCAACCATCACATAACAGACAGCACTTATAAAAAGACTGTTACCTTATTGACCTGCCATCATCAGAGCCGGGGCAGTCACTTCCCGGCTGACGGTCATTGCTGACCGTTTCGGCTAATGTCTTAGATCTTCGGCTTCTGCTTTAGCACTCTTCAATGTGTCAAACCTTCCAAGTTCCGTACCTTCAAGAGTGGTAAGCACCCACGCCTTTTTTCTATCTATAAAACTATTATTTACAATCCGAAACCGCTCTTCATAGCACACGTAATCATGCGGTTCAAAACTGTTACCTTTTTTCATAGGCTCTCCTGTTATCTGATCTACTTTAATCCATTTCATAGGTTTTAATTTCATATTCATCACCTTTCTACTTTGAACAGCCAGTTCGTTTCATCTTCGGTACATACACCAAAGTATTCATCTGTACGACTGAAACAATACTCAATTCCATAAAACTGTCTGACAGCCATCTTGTACACTTCCCACTGTGCCTGACACCAGTAAGCGGCTTTTCTGTCTCCAACCTCTAACCACTTATCCCAAGCGGTAATACATTCCTGTAAGCTACTCCCAAGTTCTGTCTTTAAGAATTTTTCTTTGTTCATCTTCATCATAGTTGTTTACCTCTCTGAAATTCATTTCATTCCTTTGGTTTTACCTGCTGCAACAGGTTTATTGTTGTGGATTTTTCGTCCACACCCATACTATAACAGCCTGTGGACTGTGTGTCAACACTTATTTATAAAAAACTTGAAAAAAGTTGATTTTCAATCCATATCATGATAATATTTAGTAACAAGGAAGGTGGTGTGAACATGGATAACGATAAACAATATTTCTTGCGTGCTTTAGGTATGAACATCAAACGATTACGTGAAGAAAAGAACCTATCACAAGAGGAACTTGCTAACCTGTGCGGGTATTCTGAAAGTAACGCCAGATCAAGTATGTCAAAAATTGAAAAAGGGGTAAATGATGTTCCCGCATCAAAATTAAAAAAGATTGCGGCTGCTTTAGGTGTTCCTGTGACTGAACTAATGAACTGCACTGAACAAGTACAGGAGATAAAAGCCTGTGAACTTTTTGAACAATGTTACGGTGAAAATATATTTAATGCAGTCAAATTGTATTTATCACTGGATGAATATGACCGAACGCAAGTTATGGGTGTCATGCAAGGACTTCTAATGAATGAAAAGTATTCAGCAAAAGAAGGATTAAAGAACGCATAAAGAATATTATTGTTGTTGATTTTGAAAGGGGTAAAAATGGGATTTTTTAAGAGTAAAAAAGGTTCTATCATCAGCGATCACTTTAAACTGATTGAAAACATAGGAAACTTCACAAAAGGGTATATGTATGAAGTAGCTTTATATAACGATCACTTAGAGGTTATATCTCTGCAAAAGAAAAAATTAATTCTGAATTATAATCAAATTACAGATGTTTTCTATGGGATGGAAACAGAACTGAAAAGTAAACCAAAATCTGTCATTGGAAGGGCTGCCGTTGGTGGTATTTTATTCGGCGGCGTTGGTGCAGTTGTCGGTGCAATATCCGGCAACGGTCAGAAAAAAATCAAGGAACGGTACTTTTATTTTATTATCAGTTTTAACGGTTCAGACGGGCAAGACGGATATTTGCAATTTGAAGACACCAGACTTTACAAAGGATTGAAATTATCACAAAAATTAAAAGAATTAACAAACCAGTACACCAAACCACAAACTACAGAAGGAACCAGAAAAAGTACAAATTCGTTTAATGAACCACTGGACAAACTGAATGCAGATGGTGAATTGCCGTGGGGGTGGATTGCACACAATAAAGAATTTACGGATAAAATCCAAAAAGAATATTCTCATTTTTTACACGAATGGATTGACAGCAGAAACCAATCCCCAGAAGAATTATACACGGCATTAAAATCTTTCGTCCTATATATGAAAGATATAGAGAAACTTTGTTCTTCCAAAGGTGAATGTTTTGAATTTTGGTTTCGTGAAATCTTAACAGGAAAAGACTACTTGAAAACAAGAGAAAAAGAGCTAACCAAACTTGAAGAAACTCTAAAAAAATCATAAGGTAGCGGGTAACTGTTTATTCTTTATTCTCTATATTTTTATTTTATTGTTTTTGTTCCGTGACGATAAGTAAACAAATAAAAGAACTTATCATTTAACAGTTACCAACCGTTACCACATTGATTTTACTCACTGTTTAACGGTTACTGAAACAGTTACCAACCGATACTTTAAATTTGACCCCTACTGTTGCAGCAGTAAGGGTCAAGATAATCAAACCAAAGGAATGAAATGATTTGACTATGCGGGATTATTATATCATTTCATTCCGGGATTTTCAATGATGAAAGGATGAATGAAATGGGAAAACGTAATCCGAACGGTTACGGGTGTGTAACCAAGCTATCCGGCAACAGATCAAAGCCGTGGGTTATCAAAGTCACTGTGTATGATGAAGAAGGTCATGGGAGACAAGTACCTATTGACTATGCAGAGACAGAAGAAAAGGCAAACATCATTTTAGCCCAGTATAACAATAACCCGTGGAACATTGACAGGAACAAGGTCACTTTAGTGGAACTCTATAACAGGTGGGCGAAAATCAAATTGCCAAAACTGGGAAAGTCAAACCAAAATTCCATGAAGTCAGCTTTCAAACACTGTCAAAAGTATTACGGTGTGAAGTACCGTAATTTGAGGGCTTACCAGATGCAGGACTGCATTGATAATTGCGGAAGGGGATATTCAACCCAAAGTTCCATTAAATCCCTATGGGGGCATTTAGATCAGTTCGCCTTTGAGTGCGATATAATAGACAAGATGTATTCCCAACTTACCACCGCCCCGCCAGTGCCGGAAACCAAGCGAACCCCGTTCACAGATCAGCAGATCAGCGATCTTTGGAAAATCAGCGGGGAACCGTGGGTTGATACCGTCCTGATTTATCTGTATACAGGTTTCCGGCTGAATGAACTTCTGAACATGAAAACCGAACAGGTCAATATGACGGATGAATATTTTCAAGGCGGTATAAAAACCGCATCCGGCAAAGGCAGGATTGTTCCTATCCATCCCCGCATTAAACCCCTTGTGAAAGCGTTGGTTGACCAAGGCAATCAATACCTGTTCACCTATGAGGGGAAAAAGTTTTCACAAACAAATTACTATAGGTGTTGGCGTGAGGTTATGGAAAAGATCGGGGCAGACAAGACGCCCCATGAAGCAAGACACACATTTGAAACCAACCTTGACAATGCCAAAGGCAACAGGAAGTGTATTGATATGTTGATGGGGCATAAGTCAAAAGACGTTGGAAATCGGGTCTATAACCATAAGACTATTGACCAGTTACGTGAAACTGTTTGCCTGTTAAAATAATGATTTTCAGACTGAACCAGTAACAAATTAGAAACAAAGAAAGCCGGAAACACTGAAAAATCAAGCGTTTCCGGCTATTTTTAAAACATTATACCATAATGATACTATTATGAAAAATGAAAAAAGAGTTCACCCACGATATGGGTGTCAATCAGACAAAGACACTCCTTTACATAGTTTCCACTT